GCCGATGCGGCCGTGGCACCGTATCCGACCTGCGTGGCGGTTTGCGCCTGTTCGGGATGGCCGCGCATCCATTGTGCAGCCGACTGCATCCAGCCGCCGATGTGGTCGCTGAATTTTTCAAATGCGCCGTATTCGGCTTCCGATTTGGCGAGGGAAAATTGGGCTTTTTTAAATCCCGAACCTTCGGCAAGGAATCCGTATGAGCCGTCCACCGCGCCGGCCGCGTTGGCCTGGCCTGCCTGCAGGCGGGTCAGTTCCTGCCTGTTGTTGACCAATGCCAGCAATGCCATCAATGCCTGACGGTCGGAAACCAGCTGCCCGATGGCCGTGCCGTCCACCAAGGCCTTTTGGTTTTCCAGCAAGGCCAGCTTGGTTTCGTCGCCTTGCGCGGCATTGATCTGCTTCATCAGGGCGGCGGACTTTTCGTCCTTGGCCGTGATTTCGGCCACAATGTCCACCAGCGCGTCCAGCGAGTTCATCCCCGCCGCCTGCCGTTTGTTCATACTGGCGGTGAAGTCGAAACCTTCTTTGCCGTTTAGGGTGATTTTTTTGGCTTTGGAGACAATATCCTGACTGTTGATTTTTGCCAGCAGGTTGACTAAGTTGTTGCCGGCTTCGTCGGTACTGCCCGCCGTCATAAACGACAATTGGTTGGCATTGAGCAGGCTGGAAAAATTATCCAGCGTTGCGCCCATGCCGGCGTTTTTCATTGCAGCCAACTGCTGCGGCAGCCAGCGCGACATATCCCTCAATTCAAATCCGCCGTCCGCGCCCGATTGCAACGCACGGTCGAGCAGCGACGGAATATCCGCCTCTTTGAACCCCGCCTGTAAAGCCTTGGTAATGATGTTGGCAATATCGTTTCCTTCCGCATTGGCGGCAGCGGCGGTTTTCATAACGGTCGGCAACAGTTTTTTCACGGCCTCGCCGCTCATCGCGCCGCTGGCCACCATGGTATTCATGGCTTCCAAAGCGGCCTCGGGCGTCGTTCCGCCGACATAGGCGGCATCCATAACCGATTTCTTGATTTCCTCCATGCCCGCGCGCTTTTCGTTCATGCTTTTGCCCGCATACATGGTATTGGCGGCATGGCGCAAAGCCGTATCGAAATCCATCGTCCGATTAACCGGCTGCGCCAGCACATAAGCCCCTGCCGCCGTACCCGCCGCCGCGCCGGCCATACCGCGTCCGACCGACCTGAAACCCGAACCGACACGCTGCCAACGGCTGGCGCCGCCATTTATTTCCGCGTTCAATTCTTTAATCCGCGACTTCGTCGCCTGAGCCGCCCGTGCCAGATCGCGTTGCGACGCGGCACCGCTTTTGGCCAAACGGTTGTAGGCCGCCTGCGTCCGCTGGATTTCGCGGCGGATTTGGTGTTCGGTGCGGATGCCCAGCCGCGCAGTTGCGCTGTACATCTCCTGATGCTTCAGTTTGACCGCTGCGGCTTTCTGCAACTGCCGGCTGCCTGTTTTTTCCGCTTCCGCCGCCAAACGGCGGAGGCCGGGCGTGGCGTTGTCCTTAAACTTGGCAACCAGTTCTACGCTATGCTGGCTCATTTTTTCTTACGCTTGCTGATAAAGGTTTGGGTCTTCCCGCCCGTGGCGGCGGATGGTTTGAGGTTCGCAGGGACGAACCACGGCATCACTACCGGCGCGGCGC